AAGTTTTTAACCTGCTCGGCGCTACAGCATTTCTGATGTCTGGAGCAATGGTTGTTGGAACGTTGGTGCTTTACACCAGGATCCCATCACTGACGAAGTATTACATGAGTGAGCTAAAGCTTGAGCTAACCAAGCTCGTCACTGACATGGTGCCAGGTCAGATTGATGACGTGATGCCTGAACTGCCAACAGCAACAGGCCCTGTCATTGAGCCTGCATTCGAGCTACCTAAGTCACCGTTCTAATAGGTGCCTGAAATACCTGAGATTGGTGTGGGACGTATTGGCGTTCCAGAAATACCCACGTGGAGAAGTATCCCGCCGCAAAGCATTCCGCAAGAACCGCCAATCACTTTGATGCTGGGTTTTCCGGTTGCGGAAATACCTGGCTGTGTTGAGACACGCAATACTCAACCTGGGAATGCAGATGCTTATACGACAGACCCAAAGGGCAACTTTGTTGTCTGTGACGGAACGATGCCATCGTTTCCTGCTGCATTGGACTTTACGCCTGGCACGTTGACTTATGGATCAGCCAAGCCGCCAGCAATAAACCCAAAAGAAAAACCGGCAGCC